ATGCAAAGTCTGCTGCTGAAGAATGGGGGCGGCAGCATGAGTGGCGAAACTGTGAATACACGCTGGACAGCGAACCGGAGACCGTCATGGTTTGCCCCTCTGAAGATTGCACCATGATCCAGTCATTCAGGGTCCGCGCCGAGACATCACGGCACTACTTTGCGGACTCTGTGCCGCTGCCTGCGGGGGAGGGGGAGTGATGGAAGAACGACTGCGCCGGGATCGCCCGTGGAGCGAGTATCCGATCGGCACCAAGGCTCATAGCGTTGGAGGTGGTTATTGGATCCGTGTGGAAAAGGGGTGGAAATGGTTTGCCGGAGCCACCTTCCCCACTCCAGGCGGCGACGCTGTTGGCTACTGCATTGAGCTTCCTGCGAAAGAGGTGCAGCCATGACCACCCCCAACCGCCCGCCACTGCGGGCTCGGCTTCCCGGATCCCGAAGATGAAGGGCCGGAGTTTGCTGCAGATTGTGCCAGCTTTTTGAATAAAGTTGCCTGACCGTGTACAATACCATGCTTCATGGTCATGCTATAACCTATTGTCCGATTTCATCCAATGCCATCCAGATCCAAGGCCAACGCCTACGCCGATCGCGCAGCGACTCGATCCCTTGGACTGCTGTATAATACTGAAATTTTAACAAAACTCAGAAAAAGAGCCAACTCAACCTTTGATGTAGCAGCGGCTGAAATCAAGATTCTCGAAGATCTGCTGCCATATCAGCGAGCGTTTGTCCAAGACTTTGAACATAAGTACGTTGGATTCTGTGGAGGATACGGTAGCGGAAAAACTTACAGTTTGGTCATGAAACAATTGCTGTTATGTTTCCGCTCCCAAGGCTTTACGCATCTATTCCTTGAGCCTACCATTCCACTGATTGACGACGTTGCACTGCCAAAGTGGAACGAGGTACTGGATAAATACGCAATTCCGCATACTTTTAAGGCGTCGCCACGGCCAAGCTTCAAGCTTCTGCTTCCAGGTGGCGAGACTCCTGTACTTCTCCGCTCAATGGAGAACTACGAACGTCTCATTGGCGTCAATGCTGCAAGCATTGCAACAGACGAAACTGATACCACAAGGGCTGAGGTTGCCGAAAAGGCGATGATCAAGCTGCAAGGCCGTGTTCGTGTCGGCAACTGTCCGCAGATCGTTGCAGCGTCTACGCCAGAGGGCTATGGCTGGATGTACACCTTCTTTGAAGAACAAAAGTCAGATAACAAAAAGCTGTATCGCGGAAAGTCGGAAGATAATCCCTATCTTGATCCAGGCTTCGTTGAAGACCTGAAAACGAAATACCATCCACAGCTTATTAAAGCGTATCTTAATGGTGAGTTTGTCAACCTTGAGTCAGCAACCGTCTTCTACGAATTTGACAGAGCTAAGCATACAACTGGCATCTTTGTGCCAGAGCGCAATGAGCGGATTGTATTCGGCGCTGACTTCAACGTTGGTCAGTGTCATGCAGTTTACGGGGTGATCAAGGCTGGACCCGCTGGTCAGCAGCTTCATTGCTTTGCTGAATCCAAGGTTGCTGATACGTTTGCGCTTGTTGCCCACCTTCGCGAGAAGTATCCGCACCATCTTTCTTCTGGCCTGATTACTTGCTACCCGGATGCCAGCGGCTCTCACGATTCCACGTCCTCAACCCAGAGCGATCACGAAATTCTTAGAGCAGCCGGTGTGCAGGTCATTGCAGAGCGCCGTAACCCACCGATCGCTGAAACACTGGCTCATGCAAACGTTCACATGCACCGCGGCTTAGTGCTTCTGAATCCAACAACCTGCCACAATACAATCAGCTCCGCTGAGCGCTGGTCGTATGACAGCAAAACACTAAAGCCAAGCAAGGGTGGCGCGACCGATTACTCACATGCTGGTGACGCACTTCGTTATCTGATCTGGCAGGTGTTCCAGCGGGCAGGAATGAGAACGGGCCACGGCGGTCGTTGGAGGTGAGTCCAATCGCTGCTAGGGTGCAGCGGCACCAATAGCATTGTCTCGGCGGGGGCTAACGACACGCTATTGCAACTTCGTTGAAGGCCTCGGGCTTACAGCCTGGGGTCTTGTGCTTCAAACTAGAATACGGTAACTCCCGCTGAACACCATGGCAATCGACGTGCCGAATTCCATCATTCTTAGTTCGGACGATCTGCCGATTCCATTTGAGCGGCGAGAACCTGAAACTGAAAGGGTCTACTCGCAAGTTACCGATGTAGACGCTTACTCGATTGACCAGGCTGAGCAGGTCGCCAGGATTCTTCCGATTAAGTTTTGCACGCTCCCAGAGTTTTATCTGGATGAAGCGATCGGCCAGTATATTCCACAGGACTACCAAGAGCACAAAGATAGCTACGACGTTCGCAAGACGCGAGCGATGTCATGCTTTGAGCCGTTCTACTCTCACCTTGTAGACATCATCGTTGGCACGGCGCTTCGCAAGGGCGTGATTCTTCCGCAGGAGATGCCGCCTGAATGGGAAGAGTTCTTCAGGAACGTCAACCTTGAAGGCAAGTCAATCACTTCATTTGCAAAAACGCTGTTCACTGAAGCGCTGAATGGCGGCATTGCTGGCCTGATGGCCGAATATCCCAAGGTTGACGAGAGCCTGTCAAAAGTCGAAGTTCGCAAGCGAAAGTATCGCCCGTATTTCTCAATCATCAAGGTTGAAGATATTCTTGATTGCCGGCATGAAAATGGTTCGGTAACGATCAACGGCGAAGTTTCGTACCAAACTCGCGTTGTATATCTTCGCATCAAGTCGGAGATCCGGCGTGCAAGCGCGACGAACGAGCACTTTGAGGAAGTTGTGCCAACCGTCGTCGTTTACGATATTCCCGTTCAAGAAGACCCAGAGCAGCCTCAGCGTGTAAGGGTGCGGGTCTACGAAAAAAGTATGACCGGCAATCCGAATGAATACTATCTGCCGCCTGAAAACGAAAGCTACCTTTCCATCAATTACATTCCCTTTGTTCCCTGCTATGGCGGCAAGGAGGAGGCTTTCTGCAGGGCAAGGCCGCTGCTGTTTGACATTGCAAGATTAAACCTGCATCACTGGGCAACCTGCGCTGATCTGTCGGAAACGATCCACCTTAACTCTTCGCCATTGCTGACGGGTACTGGCGTCCGCCCTGACGACGAGATCTACGCCGGATCTGGCAGAAGCTTGTTCAGCCAGAACGAACAGGCAAGATTCGGGATGATCTCCCCTGGTATGGACGGGGCGGAGACGACCCTGAAAGAGCTTGCCAGGATTGAAGCTTCAATGGATCGCCTCGCAGCTATTGCAATGGCGCCAGGTAAGAGCCAGGTTGAATCTGGCTTCGCCAAGCTGCTTGATCGTTCGCAGTCCGATTCGCAACTTGCTGTTCTTGTGGGATCACTGCAGGACTGCATCAATCGCGCCTTGTGGTATGCGTCTGGCTACGAGCCCAACACGTATCCCAAGATTGAAATTGCAATCAGTAAGAACTTCATTCCCGCCAAGCTGCATAGTCAGCAGGTGATGGCAATCAGCTCGCTTTACAAGGACTCTGAAGCGATTCCGATTGGAACCATGCTTGAGATGCTTGAAGCTGGCGAGATGTTTGAAGGCCTGCATGGCTTCAATGTCAAGAAGCTCCTTGAGAAGATGGGCCTGACCGGAGCTGAGCGCAGATCTGAGCTGGCCGAAAAGTTCAAGCAGCAGCAGTCACCTGATGACCTCGTTCCTGGAACCAACAACGTCCAGAACACGATGGAGGAGGCCGCCGGCCGATCGCTGGACGGTGAGCCGAACGAGGTCGCTGTTGAGTTCCGTGAGTCTTGAGCTACACTTTGCTTAGTCACAAGGCAACTGAGTGTCCCAAGAGCCCCCCGCCACCGATCTGACAATTGAAGAGCTGCAGCTCAAGCTACAAGAACGTGAATCGCAGCTTGCCGCACTGGAGCGAGCGAAGATCGGCCTGCAAGCTGATCTGGTGAAGCGCAAGGGTGTGGAGCGACTGGCCAAGGCTGCTGGCATCGACCTGACCGCTGATGACGCTGAGGATCGGATCTCCGAGCTGCTGAGCGCCGTCAACGGCGAGAGGATGCAGGCCCAGACCCCAGCGACCCAGCAGCAGCCTCCGGCCCAGCCCCAGACCCAAGGACAGCAGGACGGCGGTGGAACCCCCTCCAGCGCCGTTGAGGAGGCGATGAAGGTCCAGCTCTCCTCCCTGCAAAGCCAACTGGCCAAGATGGAGGATCAGCTGAAGCAAGAGCGCAAGGAGAAGGAAGCTGAACGGAAAGCTCGTCAGCAGGAATATGTCAAGTCTGTTGTCATGCAGGAACTTGACAAGGCGAAGTGCAATCGCTCGTCGCACGTCTTTGCATTGCGTGGCAAAGACTTCCGCCTTCTTGAAGATGGCGTGACCGTTGTGTTCGGTCCTGAGGAGAATCCGATCAACGTTGCTGACGGCGTTGCTCAGATTGAGCAGGACGACGATTACAGCATCTACTTCCCTGGCAATGCGCCGACCGGAAGCGGTCTGCCGTCCTATCGCTCGTCCATGCCGACGACCGATAACCCGTTTGCGAAGTCCACTGCAAACGCAACTCGGGCCGCCGAGATCATCGGTCGCGATCGGGCTCTTGCAAAGCGGCTTGTGCAGCAGGCCCGCGCTCGCGGTGATCTTGATCCGATTCTTGCTCGCGCTGTCAGCTGAGCGTGCTAGGATCCCGGCGATGTTAGAGGGGCCTCCACCTAAGGCCATTGGTGGGGGCTTTTTTCTTGCCTACAGTTCAGGCAGCCTGGATGGAGCCATGCCGCTGAAACGGGGTAAGTCGCAGAAGACTATTTCGTCCAATATCAGCAAGCTCCGCAAGGAAGGCTATCCAGAAAAGCAGGCTGTCGCAATTGCGCTTGATCGTGCCGGCAAGTCCCGCAAGAAAAAGAAGCCGAGCCGCAAGAAATGAAAAAGAATGTTCCAACTGACAAAGTGCTTTACGCTCGCGTGAAAGCCGAAGCAAAGCGTAAGTTCAAGGTTTATCCAAGTGCCTACGCTAATGGTTGGCTCGTGCGCGAATACAAAAAGCGTGGCGGCAAGTACAGGAGCGTGAAGAGCAATGGCTGAAAAGAAGCGTGGTCGCGGCGGCCTTGGTCGCTGGTTTGCTGAGGAATGGATCGACATCAAAACCGGCAAGCCCTGCGGTCGCCAAACCGGCGAGAAACGCAGGAGCTATCCAGCCTGCAGGCCCAAGAGGCGAGTTTCTGCGGAAACCCCCAAGACTGCAAGTGAACTTTCCGAAAAGGAAAAGCGTAAGTTTAAGCGCGAAAAAACAAGTTCACAGCGAATCGGCTACCAGCACAAACGGAAAAAGAAATAGCTATAGTTTGTTTGATAGGAGGCAGCATGGCACCACGTCCCGCAAAAAACAAGCGCCGCACTGCAGCTTTCTATGCTGCCAATCCAGAAGCACGCAAAAAGAAGGCGGCTTACGACAAGAA